TCGGCGCGCGCTACCCGTGGCGCGGCGTGATCGCGCGACAGTCCGGCGCGTCGCACGTGTGGGTGATCATCGACGGGCGCGCCGGGATGCTGCGATGGCATCGCGCATACTGGCGAGTTGAGACAGCAGACGACGTGCGCGAGGTGACGCGATGAAGGCACGCAGGAAGCCACAGAAGGCCGCCAGGAAGGCGCGGCGGACGAAGCCGGGACACGTATCTTACCTGCTGCGTAACATCGACGCTGAGACGTGGGAACGGTTCTGTTACGTCGTGGGAATTCATGGCCAGTCAGCGCGCGAAGTGCTGCTCGAGTTCATCGAGAATCATCAGCAGTTCGACACCTAGACATCTAGGATAATTTGACATACGCACGCACGAGTGTGTATGTTAGATGAGCCACGACGGGCAGCGACTCACGGCCGGCGTCGACGGCGAACGATCCGCGGATACCGGGCACGTCTTAATCCGCAACCTGGGGCCGAAGGCCTAGAGGGTAAGACGGCGCGCCATGCACTTGGCGCGGTCACAGTCTGGGCCAGATCGGGGCGCGTTGCATGCGCGACCCCGTGCGCGAAAAGGCGGCGGCTATACGGCACGCTCGAATCGCGCAGGCTTCCCGTACCTACGGGAGGCCTGTGCCCGTAGGACGACAACTTCCGGCACATCTCAGAGATACATAGAAGTACATCGGCTGCCTCGTCGATGAAATTCCGACGACTTGCGGCAAACTGCGACAACCCGCGACAGCACGTATTGACCTATAGACGTAGGCATCGCATCGTGTTCATGCACGATCAGGGCGGGCGCGCCGCGTTGGTTCGCGCTCCTCGCCTCCCGCACGGCTGCTGACCGCATGTGTCATGCCGTGAAACCATCGCCTCGAGCAATGCGTCGACGCGGTGCGCTCGACCTGATCGCATTTACCCGATGCCGTCTATTATCGAGCGCTTCTCGTCGATCTTTCGACCGTCTCGCAAGTCGTTGAACGACTTGCCGATGCTGCTCGGGACGTCCTGGGCGGCCGATGCGTCGACGCCAGAGGGTGCGATGCGCGTCGCGGCTGTGTATTCGTGCGTGCGCGTGATCTCGGAGACGGTCGCGTCGCTGCCGCTCTTGACGTATACGCGCTCCGGCGAGCGCGGGAAGATGCGCGCCACGACGGACGACCGATACTGGCTACTGCACGATCAGCCGAACGCGGAACAAACGTCGTTTGAGTTCATCGAGACGCTGGTCGCCTCGCTGTTGCTCCGCGGCAATTTCTACGCGATCAAGAAGCAATCAACGCGCGGCCGCAACGCCGGTAAGATCGACGCGCTGATCCCGATCTCGGCCGACATGGTCACGGTGAAGGTCACCGACGGGCCGATCAAGATGATCACCGGGTACGACATCGCCGGCGATCGGTCGTATGCGCCGTCTGAAATCGTTCACATTCGCGCGCTGTCGCTCGATGGCGTCATGGGCCGGTCGGTCGTGCGCGACGCGTCGGATACGTTCCGCGCGGCGCAGGCGGCGCAGGAGTACGGCCGCCGATCGCTCGAGAACGACGCGACGCCGTCGGTCGTGATTCGCCATCCTGAGACGCTCGACGAGGAAGCCGCGAAGCGTCTCAAGGATTCGTGGTCGGAGATGTTCTCCGGGCCGCGGAACGCCGGACGCACGGCCGTGCTCGAGGAAGGCATGTCGATCGAGAAACTCTCGATGACGGCCGAGGATCTGCAGTTCCTGGACACGCGCAAGCTGCAGCGGCAGGAGATTGCCGCGATATTCCGTGTGCCTCCGCACTTGATCGGCGACCTGTCTCAGTCGTCCTTCTCGAACATCGAGCAGCAGGCGATCGAGTTCGTCGTGCATTGTATTCGCCCGTGGTGCGTTCGGATCGAGCAAGCGCTCGGCCGGAAGCTCTTCACGCCGGCAGAACGTCAGACGCTCTTTTGTGAATTTCTCATCGACGGTCTGCTGCGTGGCGACTTGAAGTCGCGTTATGACGCCTACGTAGGCGCGCGTCAGGGCGGATTCTTGAGCGTGAACGACATCCGCGCGCTCGAGAATCTGAACCCGATCGGGCCAGAGGGCGACGTCTACCTGCAGCCGTTGAACATGGCTCCGGCCGGCGCTCCAGTCGCCGGCGCGAAAGGTGGCGAGTAATGTCGATCGAAATGAAGCGCGCCGCAGTGCGTGCGACGCTGCAGGTCAAGGCCGCAAGCGACAAGCCGGCCGACGGTATCGTCGGGAGTTTCTCCGGCTACGCGTCAGTCTTCGGCGTCACAGACTTCGGCGGTGATGTCGTGATGCCTGGCGCATTCACGGCCGCACTGGCGAAGGCCGCGGCCAACGGCCGCATGCCGGCGATGCTCTGGCAGCACGATCAAGAGGAGCCGATCGGTGTCTGGCGCGTCATGCGCGAAGACGAGAAAGGCCTCTACGTCGAAGGCGACATCGCCGACACTGACGAGGGCCGCAACGCGTACGCGTTGCTGAAGGTCGGCGCGCTGTCGGGCATGTCAATTGGGTATTGCATTCCCGACGGATGCTGCGAGCTCGTGAAGGCGCCGGATGGAACAACGGTGTTTCAGATCACGAGCGTGGATCTCTGGGAAGTGTCGCTCGTGACCTTCCCGATGAACGACGCCGCGCGCGTCGAGAGTGTGAAATACGCCGGGCCGTCGATGACCGTCCGCGAGTTCGAGAAGTTCCTGCGGGACGCGGGCAACTTCTCGGCCTCGCAGGCCAAGGCCATCGCGGCGCGTGGGTTCAAGTCGTCGCGGGATGTGAACGACGAGAACGACGAGGAAGTCGTGCAACTGCTGCGCCGGCTGTCGGTGTAGCACATTCTCGCAGACGAAAGGAACCGATATGGATCTCGAACTGAAGACGGCCCTCGACGCACACGCGAAGGCGTGGGAAGCGTTCAAGGCCACGAACGAGCAGCGGCTCGCCGCGCTCGAAGCCAAGGCGCCAACGTACGACCTCGATGTCAAGCTGCGCACGATCAACGAGGCGATCGACAACACGTCGGCCGAGCTCAAGGCGATCGAGCAGCGCATGGCTGCCGGCGCGTCTGGCAAGACGGGCGACGAGCAGAAGGCGGCCGAGCGCAAGTCGTTTGCAGATTTCCTCCGCAAGGGCGCGAGCCCTGAAAGCCTGAAGGCGATGCGCGTCGGTGACGACGCGAACGGCGGCTACCTCGTGCCGACGGCCGTGACCGGGCCGCTCTTCCAGCGCATCTTCGACGGCTCGCCGATTCGCCAGATCGCGCGCGTGATCGGTATCAGCGGCGCTGCGCTCGAGGGCGTGACTTCGTACGGTCAGGCCGGCGTGACGTGGCTCGATGAAATCACTGAAGCCACGAACGCGCAGTCGACCACGCCGACATTGAAGAAGTACCGCATCGACGTGCATGCACAGCGCAGCGCGCCGCAGATCGGCCAGTTCCTGCTGGAGGACGCCGCGTACGACGTCGAGGCCGAACTGATGCGCGTGCTCGGACGCGACTTCGCGCTGAGCGAGCAGACGGCGTTCGTGAGCGGCAGCGGCTCCGGTCAGCCGAAGGGCTTCACGTCGTACACGACCGCAGCGACAGCGGACAGCTCGCGCACTTGGGGACAGCTCGAGCACGTCGCGACCGGAACGTCGGGCTCGTTCGGCACGACATCGAACGGCGTCGACAAGATCACTGACCTGGTCTACAAGCTGAAGTCGGGCTACCGCCAGAACGCGACGTTTGTGATGTCGAAGCAGACGCTCGGCACGCTGCGGCAGCTCAAGGCGTCGAGCGGCGACTACATCTGGGCGCCGTCGGTGATTGCGGGCTCGCAGCAGTGGACGCCGTCTCGCCTGCTCGGCTACCCGGTCGTCGAGGCCGAGGACATGCCGACGATCGCGGCGAACTCGCTCTCGATCGCGTTCGGCGACTTCAACGCCGGATACGTGATCGTCGATCGCTCTGGCATGAGCGTGCTGCGCGATCCGTACTCGAACGCGCCGTATGTCACCTTCCGCACGGTGCGCCGTGTCGGTGGCGGCGTCGTCGACTTCGACGCGATCAAGCTGCTCAAGTTCGCGTAAGACGGCAGCCACTACAGGACAAGGAGAACAGACATGCTTCGCGACACTCTGAACAACACGAAGACTACCAGCGCGTTCAACTACGGATCGCGCACGGCCTCGGCCAACGGGACGAACATCATCGACACGGCCG